CCTATAACATCAGCGATTATGTTGACTATTCAAATGCATGGCGGCAGCCACCAGGATCTGGCGCTGCTACAACGCAATTCCTTGAATATTTCAATAAATTATCGCCAAAGGATCAGGCTAAATTGAGTCAGGCATCGATGGGTCCAGCTGGTGATTTGTATGACATATATGCAAAAACAGCAGAAACTAAAGGATACAAAACCCGTGAGGATTTGATGAATCTGTTGGACTTTGTCCGCAATAAGGGATTGCTGGCAATTCCTGCAGCATTGTCAGCGGGTGCAGCATTCCCAGCGACGAGTACTCCTACCCCTGGCGGCCTACTACGCGAAGAGGACCTTTACCCAAGGTATTGAGAGTGTCTTTAATAACTTCTGATGGCGGCTGAACCCAGCCCCATCTTTGGTAGAGAGCAGTCACTCGCTCCCCATTGTCTCTGACAAAGGCAACTTGAATGAATTCCCCGTCCTGTTCCCAATTGGAAACAGTGGGTTCTCTTTTCGTAATCTTCATCACTTCACTCCATAAAAAGCCGCCATCAGCGGATCAACCTTGATCTTCCTGCGCTTGCCACGCTCACGCGCCAAGCGAAAATCCTTATCCTCCTGGGACTCACGCTCACGCACCCTTTGCACGCGCTCATACCCTGAGTAGGCTGCAGGACGTGGAGCGTCAGTCCCTATCCCCCAGGCGTAGACCCGGGCAATTCTCCCGCTGGTGCGGGACCAGCCTGCGACGTAGACCTGGCCGCGCTCATGCATCTTCTTCATGTTGTACTCGGTGGCACGTTCGGACAGGAACACTGTGACCGCCAGTTCTTTCCGCGTCATGGGGCGTTTTCTGAGAGCGATCTCAATCTGCTTTAGGCGGGTTGGCTGCACGTTCTACTTTCACTCTTTCCATCGTCGAGAACCGGTGGCCGTTCGCGCACTCATAGCGGCGGTAGACTTCATTGTCGTACTTGTGCCTGGTCTCCAGCACGCGGGTCCAGGCTTTGCACTGCGGTTGTGGGCAGATCACGAATTGCGCTCCATCAAAATAGATTCCGCGCTTGTTGCTGCTTGAAGTTTTGTCAAGCAAGATTGATTGATGGCTGAAAAATCTTCCTCAGTTAGCCCTACCCACGGGCGCTGTGCCGCTTTCTTGCCCTTGTCGTAGCCGTGTAGATATGCAATGGTCAGCATATCGCTTTCATCTTGCACTTTGTCAGCAGCCGCATCACGCTTTGATTCAAATCCGGTCACTTCTTGCACTCCTGAGTTAAGTGGGAGACAACGCTGCCGCATTGTGGCTGGTAGCTGTAGTAGCCCCAGGCCATGCAGACGGCGATAACGACGGCAACTATGCCGATTGCGAAGAAGACCCAAGCTATCAGGCCAAGGACAAATCTTGCCCAGGACTCGATTTCATCATCATCATCCATGATTCGTACTCCGGTGAATCGAATAAAAACAGCATGGCGCAGAGCGCCAGCACGACTAGGCTAATTCGCCTTGGCATACGCCAGTTCGGTCTGGATCGACTTCAACTCCTGCCGCAGCGTCTCCAGTTCCTGGTCCAAGCGTTTCTGTGCGGTCTCAGTTCCACGCGCCCAGCCTGCCAAGGCGGCATCGGTGCAGGCAGTATGCAGCATGGTCGCTAGTTCCTCACGCGAGATGAGGCCGACATTGCCAACCGCAGGGAGGTGCGCGAATACGGTTTTTGCGATTTCAACTTGTAGTGGATTCATCATGCGAACCACCATTGGCGAAGGACGTAGACCAAGCCGGCGAGAATTGCGGTGGATAGCGTTGCGTCAAGGATAAGTTTTTTCATGCTGCTGCTCCAAGTTGGTTTGTGTATGCCAGATAGTGATTTTGGTCCATTACTTGACGCTGCTCATTGTCCTGCTCACGGCGTCTTGGGATGAAACGCTCAACGTAAGAACGGTGCAGAGCCATTGGTTGGTGGTAGAAGTTGCGTTGGTCCAATTCCGACTCGCGCCAGAAGGCGGCAGGGTTCTCTCGCTGTAAGCTAGCTGCGACCTTGTCAATCTGATCGCCTCCAAAGCAAGCGGCGGCCTTAAGCTGGCTGCGCTGGTACTCGGTGAGTTTCATGTTGTCTCCAAGAGTTGTTCTAATTGCTCACGGCCAAGCGCAGTTGTATAGTAGCGCGAACCGCCACGCGGACCTGTCTGACGGCATTCCATCCATCCTAAACGCATCAAATTTTTGATGACATCGAAATCGGTGTAGCCACCGGTCCTGCGCGTGACGGTTGCTCCCTCAAATTCAAGCCCATCGTTGAGCAAGTCAAAAGCGTGAGTTTTTCTGTTTCCAATTGTGAGTTTCATTACGTTCTCCTGTTGTTGATGACGAAGTAATCATCTCATAAATGATACCAACACCAGTTGCGAAGTGATTAGGGATAACCCTTAGAAAAAAGAATGCATAATGCGTCACTTAGGAGTTGACAATACCATCATGGAATCCACTACACAACAAGCAATCCGAGCCATCCGCGAGAAAGCGGAACGGTCTGGATTTACCCTCTCGGACGTCGCCTACGCGGCAGGCATTGACAAGGCCCAGGTCTCGCGCTGGAGTACCGGTAAGGTGATCCCCTTGTACTCGGCAGTCATCAAGCTGCAAGAGGCTTGCGACGCCCTGGTGGAAGCCAGGCTGCTGGCGCTACAGAAGGAGCGCGAGCAATGAGTTTTGTCATTGGAATCGACCCAGGCATCAGCGGAGCCATTGCCATATTCGAGGATGGCCAACTTGACACGATCCTTGATATGCCTACGCTCAAGATAGCATCAGGCAAGACCATGAAGAGCCACATAAGCGCCATTGGCCTGGTGCGGATACTGGAGACCTGGACGCTGGTTAGTGACGGCCAGGCGCATATCGTCATAGAACGTGTTGGCGCTATGCCTGGTCAGGGCGTCACCAGTATGTTTAACTTTGGCCGCAGCGCAGGCATCATAGAGGGCGTTGTGGCCGCCTTGCAGCGTCCATATACCTACGTCACTCCTGCCACTTGGACAAAGGCTGTAGGCCGCGCTGCGGGTAAGGATGCGTCTCGCATGAGGGCTATGGAACTGTTCCCAAGCAAGGCCGACCTGTTCAAGCGTGCGAAGGACGATGGACGCGCAGACGCTGCCCTGATTGCTTACTGGTACATAACAAAAAATGCTTGACCCTGTAAAAATTGGAAACGCCACGCTGTACCTTGGCGACTGCATGGACATTTTACCTACGCTAGGCAAAGTGGATGCGGTGATTACTGACCCGCCTTATGGTGTTGGGTTCAAATATGAAAACCACGATGATCGTCCAGAGGCATATGAGGGTGGTTACGATACTTGGCTGATGGGAATTATTGAGCAGTGCGAAAAGAAGTGCGTGCCAGGTGCGCCGATATTTATATGGCAGTCAGGCACTCATATGCATCAATTTGCTAAACGGTTCCCACGAGATTGGCGTCTATTTGTTGCCGCAAAGAATTTTGTACAGATGCGTCCAACGGCAATGCAGTGGTCATTCGATCCGGTAATTGTTTGGTGGATTGATGGTGGTAAGCCGTGGAGCGCAGGCACTGCTACTAGAGACTTTCATATTGCCAATACTGCACCAGTGGTTGGGCAAGCATCAAATTTAGAGAGAGGACACCCATGTCCTCGGCCATTAGATCAAGTGAGTCATGTTTTGAGTCAATGGGTTCCACCAAATGCAATTGTTTTAGACCCATTTATGGGAAGTGGGACAACAGGATTAGGTGCAATTCAATTGGGTCAATCATTTATAGGTATAGAGCGTGAACCCAAATACTTTGACATTGCTTGCAAGCGAATTGAACGAGAAGTCGCACAAGGAAAATTATTCCAGGTTGATGGGGATACACAAAAACAGGAAAGCCTTTTGTAATGCTTGACCAACTACGCACCATGCGCGAACACATCATCTGGCTAGGCACTCAGTTAGAGAAGGAGCGCGAATCATCTAGAGACAAGACTGTCCTGCTCAAGCGCCTACTAGATCCTGATGACCTGGGTCACGCGGTCACCAACGAAGTACGCAAACAGGCATACGCAATCATCAGCAACGAACACGAAAGAGAGAGAGAAAAATGGAACGCATCAAACTAAGGCCGAGCGCAGCATCACGCTGGATGGCCTGCCCTGCCAGTGTCCACCTGTCAGTGGGCATCCCTGAGTCACCATCAGGTGAAGCCGCGCAGATTGGCACTGCCATCCACGCGCTGGCCGAGACGTGTTGGCAGACAGAGGACGACCCGAAGAACTACATCGACAAGCTGGTGGAGGGTATCCGCATCACCGAGCAGAACGCTGAGTTCGCGCAGCTACACCTAGACACCATCAAGCGCCTGGAGAAAGACTTAGGCCGTGTCCTGGTGGAGCAACACGGGACGGTACTGAACACTATGCAAGTGTCACTGTCTGGGACGTGCGACGTTGTCGGGTACAGTGTCAAGGACAGCATCATCGAGATCATGGACTTGAAGACGGGACGCAACTACGTTGACGCCGACTCCGCGCAGTTGAAGATTTACGCGCTCGCCATGATGAAGGCATTGGGCGACTTTCAGACGATTCGCCTAACGATTGTCCAGCCCCAGGTTGGCGTGAACCGCACGCATGAGATGACGCTGTACGACTTGCTGCAATGGCGCGATAACGAGTTGATGAAGGCCATCAACGAAATCAGCACCATGAATGCGTACCCTACCCCGTCACGCGACGCCTGCAAGTACTGCCCAGCCAAGCTACACTGCCCAGCCTTGCGGGAGAAGGCTTACGAGTTGCCATTGGCTCCGACCAAGGAACTTAGCGAGAGCGAGATCGCCACCTGGTTGGAGCAGGGCGAACTGGTGGAGGCTTTCTACGAGGAGTTGCGTAAGGTAGCTACCAAGCGCCTGGAGGATGGCGGTGCAGTGCCAGGTTGGAACCTGGTTCCGAAACGCGCTATCCGCAAGTGGAAGGCAGACATCGATACGATTGGCGTCCGCGACTTGCCGATCGCCACCCATATGCTTTACAAAAACGAATTGATTACGCCAGCGCAAGCTGAGAAATTACTGAGCAAAGATGACCGGCATCTGCTCGACGATTTGACAGAGAAGGTCTCAAGTGGGCTGACTCTGGCAAAGATGTTGGAATCCTCCGACATCTAACTTTGGGCGCAAGCCCGTTAACTTAGGAAACTGAAATGCTAAATCTTTCAAACAACAATGGATCAGGTAACAGCTACATCCGCTTTGCACCACAGGCTAATGCTTGGACTAACCGCGACGGTGAGGAAATCCAACTCAAGAAGGTGGTCATGGACCTGGACTCGGTGCAGACCGGCTGGCTGATGATTGGTGCTGGTGTACGCGATTGGCAGCCGGATGAGGTGCTGGGCGCGAAGAGCCAGTCGCCTGGCGAGGGCTACAAGCGCGGATTCGTTGTGACCCTGTATTCAAAGGAACTCGGCTTGGTCGATTGGAGCGCGAACGCCTACGGCCCATGCAAGGGTTTTGAGAAGATTTACAACGAGGCTGACAAAGCTGCAGGCGATAACGCTGGAAAGCTGCCTGTGATTGAGTACATCAACTCAACGCCTGAGAAGGTTGGCAAGGGCAACACGCGAGTCCCGAACTTCAAACTGGTGAGTTGGGTTGCGCGTCCTGCTGGCATGAACGCGGATGCCGGTGACGAGTTTGAGCCGGAGCCAGCGCCTGTACGCAAGGCGGCCAAGCCTGCGCCTGCACCCGTGATGGATGACGAGGAGTTCTTTTAATGGTAACGAAGCAAGAACTCAATGAGGAAACGAGCCTCTGCGATACATTAGCTTTTTGCATTGAAGCCATTGATTTGTGCCTTGAATTGCTGAAAAAGTATGAGCCAATGAACAAATATGATATAGAGGACGCGGAAGGTTTAAAGTATTTTGTTCAGTTGCAAAGGGCTTGGCTCATTAAAAACGAGTGATGCTTTAGCGCTGGTGGCCGGTGGGTTGATCTCCACCGGCTTTTTTTTCCTCTAAAAAAGTACAAGTATGAAATTTCTATCAGTTTGCAGTGGGATTGAGGCGGCGAGTGTCGCTTGGCATCCATTGGGTTGGCAATCTGTAGCGTATTCCGAAATTGAGCCATTTCCTTGTCAAGTGTTGAAACACCATTACCCAACCGTGCCTAACTTAGGCGATATGACCAAATTTAAGGAGTGGAATCTTGAATCAAATGTCGATGTTTTCGTTGGAGGAACACCATGCCAGTCTTTCTCAGTCGCAGGACTCAGAAAAGGATTGGATGACCCTCGTGGCAACCTCATGCTTGTCTTCCTTGCCATTGCTAAACAATATCGCCCCAACTGGCTGGTCTGGGAGAACGTCCCCGGCGTTTTGTCCTCCGCTGATGGACGGGACTTTGGTTCCTTCCTCGGAGGGTTGGCAGTCCTCGGGTATGGGTTCGCATACAGGGTGCTTGACGCTCAATATTTCGGAGTGGCCCAGCGACGCCGCCGTGTGTTTGTTGTCGGATACCTTGGAGATTGGCGACCTGCCGCAGCGGTACTTTTTGAGCGCCACAGCTTGCAAGGGAATCCTGCGCCGAGCCGAGAAAAGAGGGAAGAGCCTGCCAAGTGCCTTACACGAGGCGCTGGTCAGCGTTACGATTTTGAAACAGAAGACTTGATTCCACAGCCAATTCCAATTGACTCCATGAACCACATTGGTCGAGGCGACAAGCACAGCATGGGTGACTTTGTGGCTGGCGCACCCAGCTACACGCTTACCAAAGGGCACAGCCATGCGGTGGCGCAACCCATTGCGCTTGCCGAGAACACCATAGGACGTAAGCCTGAGAATGGCGGCAATGGTGACGGGTTTACTGATGGCGGGCCTATGTACACGCTGAATGCAACGGGTGTACATGGCGTAGCGCAGCCATTACCCTTTGGCGTATCAGAAAAGCCTGATGTTGGGCATTGCTTACGGTCAGGCGCAAGTAAAGCAGATAAACATGAAAGCACAACTTATGTCGCGCAACCCATTGCATTCAGCGGAAAAATGTCAAACCCGCAGACTGATGTGGACATGACTCAGACATTGGGAGCCAAGAATCCAATGGCGGTGGCAGTAGGCACAGATTGCTACAGCGGCACGATTACTGGCGATATCACCATGACGTTAAAGCGCGGAGATGGCAACCCTGCAATTAACCAACCTACAGTATTACAAGCAATGGCGGTACGCCGCCTGACTCCCGTGGAATGTGAGCGTCTGCAAGGATTTCCTGACCGCTACACCGACATCCAGCCAAAGGGCAAGGCAACCCCTGACGGGCCTCGATACAAAGCGCTGGGCAACTCAATGGCTGTGCCTGTGATGGCATGGATCGGCAAAAGAATTCAAGAGGTGGACGCGATATGCAAGACTCAACAGAAACAATAGCCAAGGCCCTCGGCAACGCCAAGCAGGTGAACGGTAACTGGTTGGCGAGTTGCCCTGTACCTGGGCATGGCCGCGGTAATGGTGACAAGAACCCATCCCTCTCCATCAAGGAAGACAATGGCAAACTCTTATTCCACTGCCACGGTGGCTGCGACCAGCACAGCGTATTTGACGCGGTGCGAGAACGCAACCTATTGCCAGCACTACAGCGCCAGGAGTACAGTCTCGCGCTCATTAAAGGTGAATTGATGACTATGCCAACGCTGGAGCAGGAGTGGGAGTACAAGGACGAGCAAGGCGAGACGCTGTTCGTAAAGCGCCGGTTCAAGACCAACACCGAGAAGGGTAAGACGTACAGCTTGCACAAGGTGGATGCCGCGGGAAACCGAAAGGGCAGCATGACAGGTGCGCGGATAGTGCCCTACCGCTTGCCGGAACTTATCAACGCAAGGGAAGCAGGACGAGCCATATACTTGGTGGAGGGTGAAAAGGCAGCGGATGCCCTGGTCAGCATAGGCGCCATTGCGACAACGAGCCACGCTGGTGCAAGCCATTGGCCTAGTGACATCACCCAATACTTTGCCGGCGCGGTAGTGATAGTGGTTCCGGATTGCGATCTGCCAGGCTGGAAGTACGCCAGGCGGGTGGTGGAGGCGCTCTTACCTGTCGCCAAAGCAATCAGAGTCCTAGACCTGAACCTACCCGAATTGGGTGATGACGCTTACGAGTGGGTTGCGGATGGCGGGGATCGGGCCAGGTTGGCAGAACTCGCCAAGGCGTTGCCGGTCATCACCGACATCAGCCAGGTGCAGCCGCCGGAGTGGATTGAGCCAGCCGCGATTCGCTTGACCACCACCTTTGACCCACTACCCGAGGAAGAGCCACCCATCCTGGTCCCACGGCAACTGCTCAACATTGAATCATGGGATGACATTGAGGACGAGCCGGTGGAGTGGCTGATAAAAGACTTGCTGCCACGGCGCTCCCTGGTCGCACTCTACGGTCCACCTGGATCATTCAAGTCATTTGTGGCGCTCTCGATTGCTGAGGCAATTGCCACTGGAAACGAGTGGATGGGACGCGAAGTGGAAACGCCAGGTGCAGTCCTCTACATCTGCGGGGAGGGATTCGGAGGTGTAGGCGCAAGGATTAAGGCGTGCAAGATATACAACAAGACGCCAGCGGGAACTGAGATATACGTTATCAGGGCCGCGCTGAACCTTAGATCAAGCGCGGATGACTTTGATCTGCTGATGGCATCCATAAAGGACTTGATGGAGCGCACTGGCGTCCAGTTTGAACTGGTGCAGATCGACACTTTAGCCAGAGCATTTGGCGCAGGGAACGAAAACAACTCGGAGGACATGGCGGCATTTATCCACAACACGGGAAGGATTCAGCGGATGTTGGGGTGTTCCCTGATGGTGGTCCACCACAGCGGGAAGGACGCCTTGAAGGGTCTGCGGGGACATTCGAGCCTCTTAGGTGCGGTGGACACGCAACTGGAACTGGCGAAGGTTGACTCTGTTCCGAACCCAGCAAGTGACATAGCTGGGTCAGCCATCCTTACGGTGTCCAAGCAGAAGGACGGCGAGACAGGAGTGAAGATAGGGTTTGAGATGGTCAAGGTGGAGATTCAAGCGAGCCAGCTAGGGCTTGCCGAATCACAGATCAGCCTGGCGGTCAGAGCCAGCGACGAGGCTATTCAGCAGCAGGCGAAGAGCCAAACATCGAAACCACAATCAGATAAAGACAAGCTAAACAATAACCCAAAGATTGCCCTAAACGCCATTCACTCCGCGATAAAGAAGAATGGTCACATGACAAATATCGGGGACGAGCGTCATAAGACGGTGATGTATGAGGAGTGGAAGGCTGAGTTTTGGAGCATTTATGGCGGTCGGAGTACGTCTAGGGTGACATGGAACAACGCAAAAAAAGAACTGATAGCCATGCAAAAGGTGGAGTGCCGCAAGGTTGGGATTGCAGAATACTGCTGGGTTGTTTACCCCGAGGATGGTAAAGATGAGCAGTTTGTTGCGCCTGTTTAGGGTGTACCGTATAGTTTTATGTACGGTAGCGTATAGTTTTATATACGCACTACAGTTGCTAAACCGTATAGTTTTTTGCGTAGCGTATATAAAACTATACGCTGAAAACTTGTACAAAACCGTATGGCGTATATGTGTATACACATATTGTCTTAAGACAATGTATACGCATATACGGTGTACGCCGAAATGTGTGTACGTATACGAGATGTACGGGAGTGCTTTTTATGGCAACTAAAAAACTTGTAGAGCGTGACGTATTCCCATCCGACTATTTCAAGGTCTTTCAGCACTCGCTTATGGTTGAGATGGAACTGGCGAAGATGGAGCATGAGAAGACCTGGGGCATTGACCGAGTGATCGACCTGGTGGATGCCGAGTTCCGAAGGAAGTTCAACGCGCAGCGGGAGCGCATCTGGGAGGCTAGCCAGGCGCGGGACGAGGAGAGGCTAGAGAAAGCCATCAGGGGAATGATCGCGGCATACAAGGCGCTCACCAGGTGGGCGGTTGAGTCAGGCATAGACCAGATGCCTAAAATCGATTGCATGGAACACCGGATGGCCGACGGGAGCCTGATGGTTATCGTCAGGGATAAACAGATGGCGACTTGGTACGAGCAGTTTCGCAAGGAGCTAGGCGCGAGATCGATCTGGACACTCGCGGAACTGGAGGTGGTGATGACGGGTCCGACACTGACTCAGGTACGCGGGATCAAGGCGGCGATTCCAAGCGCGACAATGGTTCCCGTGACGCCGCAAGGCTCCAGCGGGTTTGAGGATATGGAGAATGACATCGACATCAGCAAGCCGTTCAAGGGCGGGAAGATGTTTGATACGAAGGCAGCAGAAAGGGCTAGGAATGAGCGCAGGACGTGATTTGTGGGATGAAGTGGTATGCAGGGTGCTTGCGGTAACAAAAAACGCTTGGAGGGTCATGTAATGCCTGGGAATCCGAAAGTCCACCGTGACGTGGCATTGCTCAACGAACTCGATGAGGAGATGATCTTTCTGATGTTTGAGGAGGGTAAATCCATCTCGGACATCTGCATCGGGATGGGAGTCAGCAAGCGTGCGCTCGACAGATGGATCGAAGAAAACGATCATGGCGCTAAAATAACGCGCGCGCGCACACTCGCGGCAGACAAATTCGCTTGCGAGTTAGTGACCATTGCAGACGGCGTCGATGACGCCAATCAGGGCAAGCCTGGCTACCAAATCAAAACGCGCCAGTGGCTCGCGGAACGCTGGGACAGGAAGACCTACGGCGTCGAGAAGGGCAACCAGATCAACGTCAGCATCCAGGGTTTACGCATGGAGGCGCTGCGCCACGTTGAGGTGGTTGAGCAGTTATCCACAGACCAGATGCCAAAGTTATCCACAGAATGAGTGCATTTGCTCAAAGATTAAGCAGAAACAGGCATAAACACCCTGTTTTCATTCACATAATGGACACTGTGTTAAGTAGTCTGCTCGCACTAAGTACAGACGCGCAGCGAAATACTCAATGGAATCATAGGCTTACGCGCACCATAGCCCAGCGTCAGAGGGGACGCGCAGCGTGCTGAGTTATCCACAGGCCGCAGCCCGTCGCCAGGTGGCCGCGCCCTGGCCGCTGGCGCCCGACCCCCCCGTGGGGCGCTGGCGGCGGGGCGGTTGTGGCAGCACCCAAACACCTACCGGATGAACGAATGCACACTAGCGACTATCCGATAGGCTGGTGACTATCCCCTGACCCCCTACCCCCTACCTGATTGCGCACTATGGTTACAAAAAAAAATTTGGAAGTTCCCGAGAACCCGTTTATTGAGTTCGCGTTGCGCTACCGAAACGACCCAGTGCTGTTTGTCAGGGAGGTGCTGAACACCGAGCCTGATGAGTGGCAAGTAGAGTTTCTGAATCACATTGCGGCTGGCAACCGACGCATAAGCGTACGCTCCGGCCACGGCGTAGGCAAGTCAACGGCCAGCGCCTGGGCAATGCTGTGGTATCTGTTCCTGCGGTTCCCTGTCAAGATTGTCGTTACAGCGCCAACGTCAAGCCAGCTCTACGACGCCCTGTTTGCGGAACTGAAGCGGTGGGTTAAGCAGCTACCGCCGATGCTGCAAGACCAGTTGGACGTTAAGCAGGACAGGGTCGAGGTGAAGGAAGCGCCGAACGAGGCGTTCATCTCGGCCAGGACCAGCCGCGCAGAGCAACCCGAGGCATTGCAAGGCGTCCACAGCGACAACGTCATGCTGGTGGCAGACGAGGCCAGCGGCATCCCCGAGGCGGTGTTCGAAGCCGCAGCAGGCTCGATGTCGGGTCACAAGGCGGTGACGCTGCTGCTGGGTAATCCGGTGCGCAGTACGGGTTTCTTCTACGACACCCACAACCGGCTCAAGGATGACTGGGTGACGATGAAGGTGTCCTGCGCCGACTCGCCCCGCGTCTCAGAGGCGTACCTTGGTGAGATGGCGGCACGCTACGGCGAGGAGAGCAACGCCTACCGGATCAGGGTGCTGGGGGAGTTTCCGCGCTCAGATGACGATACTGTCATCCCTATGGAGTTGCTGGAGATGGCGCAGCAGCGAGACGTTGAGCCTAGCGGGTCGGCGCCAATGGTCTGGGGTCTGGACGTTGCGCGGTTTGGAAGTGACAGGTCGGCACTCTGCAAGCGCAAGGGGAACGCGGTGACCGAGCCAATAAAGACCTGGAAGAACCTGGACCTGATGCAGTTGACCGGCGCGGTGGTCTCCGAGTACGAGTCCCTGCCGCCGTCCGAGCGACCTACCGAGATCCTGGTGGACAGCATCGGCCTGGGCGCGGGAGTGGTTGACCGGCTGCGGGAACTTAATCTTCCCTGTCGCGGCATCAACGTGTCCGAGAGTCCAGCGATGGGCGCGACGTACCGGAACCTGAAGGCCGAGCTGTGGCACAAGGCCAAGGGCTGGCTGGAGGGGCGGGACTGCAAGATGCCTAAAGACGAGGCGCTGGTGGCAGAGTTGGCCATCGTCCGGTATTCGTTCACCAGTTCGGGAAAGATTCAGATTGAGGGCAAGGACGAGATCCGCAAACGCGGGTTCCCGAGTCCGGACAGGGCAGACGCCTTTTGCCTGACGTTTGCCTCAGACGCGGTGATTGGAGCATTTGGCGGGGCTAAAGTGTCCTGGAACAAGCCACTGCGCAGAAATCTTCCGCGAGTAGCATAATTGCGCATCCAACCAAAGGGGTGATCTATGAAGATTGACAAGGCCGCGAAGAAGATTGCGAAGGTGATGGGCGAGTACAAGTCTGGCAAGCTGCACTCTGGTATGACCAAGCGCGTGGTGAAGAATCCGCGCCAGGCGATTGCCATTGCGTTGTCTGAGGCTGGCAAGTCCAAGCCTATGCCCAAGGGGAAGATGTAATGGCTACACGCGACGTTCCTGGCAAATACCAGGCGGCAATGAACCAGATGATGACGCCGGCCAAGGAGGTAGCGAAATGCCCTACGCCTACGCAGGACGTTGTGCTGAATCTGAAGAATCGGGCGAAGGCGATTACCACCGCAGCTTACGGCCCTGAGAATCCCGCGTTGCCGAACACGGCCTACTGGAAGAAGAAGGCCGACACCTGGGACGTGAGCATCGATGACGCGAAGAAGAGCCGCTGCGGTAACTGCGCGGCGTTCAACGTGCAGGACTCAATCAAGCAGTGCATTGCTAAAGGAATTGGAAATGAAGCAGACCCTTGGGGAACTATACGACTCGCTGACCTCGGCTATTGCGAGATTTTTGACTTCAAGTGCGCAGCTACTCGAACGTGCGATGCTTGGGTTACGGGCGGCCCTAACGATGGCAGCGGAGACGGTGAAGAGTCTATGGACACGGAACTAGAGGGCGAAGAGGATTGATCTCGCCGATTGCAATCAGCACCGTCCACGGCAAGAACCTGGCGGTGATGTTGGCGTCTATCCGCGAGTATTGCCCCGAGATCCCCGTGTACTTGCGCGGTCCGGCCTCGGTCCTAGACCGGTTCGACGCCGACGTGAAGATGATTGGCACTCCGAGAAATTTTGGCGAGGACTACAACGACATCATCAACTGCGCACTGAAGGATTTCGACTCTGTCGTGGTGGCGAATGACGATATTGTCCTGACCCCGTCCAGCTACAAGGTCCTGATGGATGACGTGGACATCGTAAAAGACATGGGGCTGAACCCTGGTTGGATGGCGTCACGCTGCGATTGGGCGCGTGCGGTGCAGAATATCCGCTGGAATCCCGAGGGTGAGGCGTTTGATATGTGCCGATTCACGTCCGAGTCAAAGATTAGGCGTTCTGATGTCATCTCGCCCATATTTGCCTGGATTTGTGCAGATGCCTTTGCCCAATGCCCATTTCCACCCCTAAATTGGTTTTCAGATGACGTGCAGTGCAGCGATTTAGAGGCACTGGGTTACGAGAATTTCGTGAGCGCGTCCTATGTCCACCACGTCGGGAGCCAGACGGTGGGCGTGAACGCCGAGTCCTTAACCAACCAGGCGATGCCCTGGCTCATGAAACACCGACCCAAGTATGTCCAACGCTGGTTTAACTCTTAAGTCTCTCAGAGTATGGGAAAACCCTAGAATTGGAAGAAGACGAGTTGTTGCGCACGCCTCGGGCGGTGGACTCCATGTACGTCGTACTTAGAAAGATACCCGTATGAACATGAACGAATTGCCAGTTACCACTGACGTGGCAGCACAAGAGCCGATGGATGACACCGAACTGGAGGCGATCATCGGGCAGGACCTGACAGACGCCGTCAGTTATATCGATTCCGATATATCACCCATTCGTGCGATGGGGACGGCCTACTACCGTGGCGACCCGTTTGGGAACGAGGAAGATGGGCGCTCCCAAGTGGTGGCAATGGAGGTGCGCGACACCGTCAGCGCCATGATGCCAAGCCTGATGCGGGTGTTTTTCTCCAGCGAGAACACCGTCGAGTACGTCCCCGAGACACCGGCAGACGTGGAACACGCCAAGCAGGCAACCGACTACGCAAATTTCGTATTCAACCGTGACAACAACGGTTTTATGACGACCTACGCCATCTTCAAGGACTCGCTGGTGCGCAAGTGCGGCATTGCTAAGTTCTGGTGGGAGGACTCCGAGAAGGTGGAAATCACCGACTTCACCGGCCTGGATGAGCAGACCCTACAGGTGCTGATGCAGGAGCAGGCCGAGGTGAAGATTGTTGTGTCATACCCCGACCCTGATGCGCCTCCCATGCAACCCCAGATTGACCCTATGACGGGTCAGATGATGCCGCCACCACTGCCTCCCATGCTGCACGACGTGCAGATCAAGCGTGTCACCAAGGACGGGCGCATCAAGATCATGGCAGTGCCGCCCGAGGAATTGCTGATCGACCGGCGTGCGCGGTCCTTTGACGATTGCAGCCTGATCGCGCACCGGAAGATGGCGACTGTCGCCGAACTGATTGCGATGGGATACGACGAGGACGAGGTGCTGGACAACGTAACAGCCTCCGACCTGGACGATAACGAGGAGTACCTGGCACGCCAGCCGCTGGCGACGGCCATCGGACAGACCGACAGTGCAAACCCCATGCAGCGGCGCGTCCTGTACATCGAGGCGTACGAGCGCATCGACTACGACGGTGACGGTATTCCAGAACTGCGCAAGATCTGCTGCATGGGTTCCAGCTACAAGGTTGTACGCAACCTACCAGCGTCATATATCCCGTTTGTAGATTTCCCCTGCGACCCAGAGCCACACACCAGCCCCATCGAGGCGATGTCCATATTCGACATCACGCACGACATCCAGGAGATCAAGTCCGAGATCCTACGCAACACGCTGGACTCCTTGGCGCAGTCCATCCACCCCCGCACTGCGGTGGTGGAGGGCCAGGTCAACATGGACGACGTGCTGAATAACGAGACGGGCGCGATTATTCGTATGCGTGCGCCTGGAATGGTGCAGCCTTTCTCCAGCCCATTTGTCGGGCAGGCCGCATTCCCCATGCTGGACTACATCGACCAGATCAAGGAAGACCGCACCGGCATGAGTAAGGCCGCGATGGGACTGAACGCTGACGCATTGCAGTCCAGCACCAAGGCCGCGGTGGCCGCCACCATCAGCGCGTCACAGGGCCGCATCGAACTCACTGCGCGGATGATGGCCGAGGGCATGAAGAAGCTGTTTAAGGGCATCCTGTTCCTGATGGTTACCCACCAGGACAAGCCACGCATGATTCGCCTGCGCGACCAGTTCGTGGAGATTGATCCCCGCGCCTGGAACGCCAACATGGATGTGAGCATCAATATCGGCCTGGGCAACGGCGACACCAACGAGCGCCTGCAGGCTCTGATGATGATTAGCGCCAAGCAGCAGGAGGCGCTGACGCAACTCGGCGCTCAGAACCCGTTGGTAAGCCCGTCCATGTACGCCAGCACACTGCGCAAGATTGTGGAACTCAGCGGGTTCAAGGACTCCAGCCAGTTCTTTAACGACATCCCAGCCGACTACCAGTCGCCAGCGCCTCCACCTCCCAAGCCGACACCCGAAGAGGTGCTGGCCGAGGTGCAGGCCAAGTCCATCGAGGCCGACATCCAGAAGAAGGCAGCCGAGTTGGAACTCAAGCGGGAGCAAATGATTCGTGACGATGACTTCCGGCGCGACCAGTTGGCGCAGGATGGACTACTAAAGAAATATGAAATTCAGTTAAAGTACAACGCACAAATTAGCAACGCTGAGATTCAAGCTGTCACCAGCATGAATCGAGAGGCAACCATCAACCAACCTGGAATGGCATGACAGAACAAGCAATACGCTCTGGCCGAAAGGCACAGGAACTCTTAGAGGATGAGACGTTCAACACAGCAATCACCAAGATTGAGAACGAGCAACTCTGGATTTTCAAGAGCAGCAAACCCGAAGAATCCGCGAAACGCGAGATGGCCTGGTCCATGTTGAGGGCAATTGAGAACCTCAAGAATGAACTGACAAAGACCATCGACAACGCAAAAGTGGCGCAGCGTGCGCTGGAACGGGTTAGCAAATGACAGAATCACTCAACATGGACGCAGCAGTCCAGGCACTCACGGCCATACTTCCCGAAGAGGGAGAAAA